TAGGAGCACTGGGTTGGGCAACCACATCTATAGTGACGATTTCAAAGTCACTTACATGTCCGGTTCTGTCATCAACATTACCTGATCCACGACTGCTAACACCCAGCTTCACGCCCGATGTCAACAGAGTTTTTATCAATTCACCCATTGGGGTTGGCAGAATTTTCAACTTACCGCAACCAGCATGTCCGTCCATCCACATGCCTTCAACTGTGTGACACACACGATCTAAATTAATCTTGAGATCGTCTGGATGGTCCACTTCACCTAAAACGGAGTTACCGTTACGGATCTGTTCGTTGATGGTTTCAACTGCCTTGATAATTTCGTGTCTAGGATAGATACGCTCATTTGCATTTTTCTTGTCGCCTTCAATGCAAATGCCTTTGAGATAGAGGTGCTTCTTGCCGCCAACATCAGCTTCTTCCAAAACTTGGATGTTGGCTTGGCTAAAAGTAAGATCTTCTCTTAGGTATCTTGATGACATTTAATTAACCCTTACGACCGCTTGGTAGTGGGCTCTTTGTGTTCACGCCTGATGCTTGGCCCAAATGTGGCTTGGTAGCAGGCTTGAGATCTTGTGTTGACTGAGCAGGTGTGTTGCCCACTTTGCCAATCAAGTCTTTGGTTGAGTTGCGATAAGCAGGGGTGTCATGATGACCACCTTCGCTTGCGCCTGTGTGTACTGGCTTGCTGGCCATACCAGTTGCGCCTGAGTTAAATGCCACAGGACCTGCTTTGCCATTGCCTTGTTCAGCAGTGACTGGCTTTGGAGCAGCTTTCAAGCTGATAGCTTCCATCATGCCTGGTTCCATTTCGCCAGTGTCGTCCATTTCAATAGCGTCGCCGCCTTCATCAGGACCAAAACCGTCGCCGTCGACCATGCCCATGTCGTCACCGCCCATGGCAGCTTCAAACTCGGCCATCAACTGGTCCAGTTTGTCTTCTAAATTCATAATGTCGTCTTTGGTAGCAGTTTCATCACTGCCGCCTTCGCTACCACCAAACTCGTCGTGATCAGCTTCTAAATCACCAGTTAGGTCGTCGCCAGCTTCTTCAGCTTCGTCGTCAAATTCAGCATCAGCGTTATCTTCGCTTTCCATGCTCATTTCTTCTTCGGTTTCGACGTTGTCAATGAGGTCTCCGGCTGCACCGCCGTCTGCGCCCATCATGCCTTCTTCAAGGTCTTCTTCTTCTTCGGCTTCGTCTAGTTCTTCTTCGGCTTCTTCAGCCATTAAGTTTTCATAGATAGCACGACTTTTTTCCACAACAATGTCGTGAAAAAGTTCGCGGGCTTTTTGTTCTTCGTCATTAATGACGTATTCGATTAGTTGTTCGAAACGGTTCATATTGGGTAAACTCCTATAGGTAAAGTGTGCTGTTATTTAATATAACAGTCAAAAACTATAGTGTTTAACCCTCAAAACGGCTGTTTTTTCTCGCCGACTGATTAGGCTAAGGGTTGTGCTGGGGGTTGATACTGTTTGCGTATCAGTTTGAGTTTGTCTTTGAATTCTACCGAACGAATGTCGTTCATTTTGCGCAGTTTGTTTAGTTGACGCAATGTAAGACGAGTCTTGCGCAGGTCGCTGAGTTGCAATTGACTGTTGTCTTGACTCAGGTCCTGATAGGCTTGAGGCTGTTGATTGTAGATTTCTGTCAGTAGCATGTTGTTATTTATAACGTTCCTGGTGCGCCGGGGCCAGCAGCTGGAGGCGCTGCTCCGGGTCCTGTCATGCCTGCTGCGCCTTCTGCGCCTGGTTGATTCATGGCTGCCATCTCGTCTCCCATAGCAATGTCAGATTCCATACCACCTGGTGTTACGCCCACAGCTCGTAAGTCGCTACCGGCCACAGGAGGTGCATCAACGTCATCATGTTCTTCACGCCACATTTCTTCGTTCTTCTGAATTTCATCTTCAGTCAATCCCAAGAAACGTTCCAGCATAAAACGCTTGCTCATGTAAGGCAACTGTTCTAGTGCAGTAAATGACGTTATTCTGGTGTTATCTAATTCGCTTTGACGATAACTTGCAAAGTTTTGTGGCGCATTAAACTTGATGTTGAACAGGCTAGAGTCAATGTTAAACCCGCGCCATTTTAAGAACATCTTGAATTCATCGTCCAATTTCTGCACAATTAGTGCTTGCAAACGCTCACAATACTGGTTGAATCTGTACTCTTGAATAAGGGCTGTGCCTACTTTTCCGTCGCTTGTTACACGGTCTGAGTCGTCTGGACCAGTGGGCAAATAGCTGGATGGCACACGCAAGCCACGAGCCATTTTGTTATTAAAGTACTTTAAATCGTCAATTTCGCCTAGGTTCTGACCGCCTGGCAATGTTTCAACTGATGAGCCACGACCGTCTTGACCTTGCGGAAAGAAGTAGTCTTCACCCACTGAAAGTGGGTTGTAAGATGCATCCATCATGTTGTTGCCGCCACCTGTTACTGTGGGGATTCTGCGTTGATGCATTTCGTTTTTCACACGTTCCACAAACTGCATGGCCAAGTGTGAAGGCATGTTGCCCACGTCAATTTTGAAGATTCGTCGCTCTGGAGCACGTTGCACACGATAGATCAAAATAGAATCTTCTAGCAATTGCTTTTGTTTGAACACCATGTAGATGTTTTCCAATATGCTTTTGCCAAATGGCCAAAACACATCCAGGCCTTCATTCAAGCTCATATGCACCACATGCTTGGCGTCCAAACAAACTTCGTTCATGGCTGTCATGAACCTTGAATTTCCTGTTCCGCCGCCTGTGCCGCCGTTGGGCATGGTATAGTTAGAGCTGCCAGAAATTGACCCAGTAACAGGATTGGTCATGTAGTCTGTGGTAGTCTTTGCTGCCACAGTCATGTTTTGGAAGTTGGGGTTGATGTCACGGATCACATACTGTTCAGGACGTTTGCCTTCTGATTCGTTCACAATCACACGGGCCAACTTGCTCATGTCCACCCACATCATTTCAAATGTTTCTGGATCACGCACAAAGATTTGGTCGCCATACTTGATGGTGTTGCGGAACAGTTTGAATATGCGCTGGTCTAACTTGTTCAGTTTCACCCACTGCTTCATCTGCTTGCGGATGATTTCAATTTCGTGATCGGTAGGCTTGTCTTGGTAGTCAATGTCAAATGGCGTGCCGTTTTGTTCGTTTAGCTGTGTGGAGAACTCTGCAATAATGTCCAAGCAGGCGTTGATTTCTGAGTCCATGTCCATGTTCTCATACTGGTTGTAACGCTCAATACGATTGGGGTGTCCTGAGTAAACTTCAGGCAGTCTGCTGGCATAATTTCGAAACACAAAATCGTTTGTGTTGTTGCCTGTTCCGCCGTCGTTTTTGCCATATCCAGGAAATCCAAACTGGTTGGTGCCTGATATAGGACTCATCACTCCAGAAGTGTCTGCTACTTTGAAGTATTTTTTCCAGCCGGGTTTGTTTTGTTCTGCCATGGTTGTTTATTTACCGTTAGTTCTGTGTGTAACGCAACATTTTTTCGCTGGCCCCAGCAGCCGCAGCATTGGTTCTGCTGATTTCTTTTAGTGTAGCCAGCATTTCAGCGTCCAATGGATTCTCTGTTTGCTGTTGAGCAATCATCTTAGCAAAGAAATCTTCGTAGAATGTTTTCATCATATCAGCAAACTCAGTTCTAGTTTGAGCAATTGCTTCGCTGCTGTCTTTCTTGGTGTCAATCAGTTCCTTGATTCGTCCAGCAAGTGCATCAGCTACTGTGTCTGAACCTACCATCTCGGACATTCCTCTTGTTCCAATTTTAGCTTGGCCTAAATCATAGTTCATCAACATGCCTGATTGCACAATTTCTTTCCAGAGTTTTGGATCAGTGATCATCTGTGTGGATTTGTCGTATGCTCCTAGTTTGCCAGCAATTTTTTCCAATATTGCCAGATCAGTGGACATTGGACCCATGGTATAACCTTTGAGCTCGTTGTATCCTCCACCAAGACTGTCAATATCTTTACTGTTTATATGAACTGGGAGTTTTCCATCCTTAAGTGGAATTACTGCTTCATCCTGGCCACCTTCGCCAATCACTGCACGGGTACCTCCTGGTCTAGCCGGTACTATACCTCCATCTGCTAACTGAATATCGCCGCCTTCGTTTTTGGCCACACTAAAGTGCATAGCATCTTTTACTGAAGTCCAATTGCCTCCCCATCCCAATCCCATTTGTTTTGCCACACTGGCAACATTTGCTGGCATATCTGTAACCAGTTTAGAACCAAAAGGATTAGCACTTGGATTAATATCAATGGCGGCACCGTGAGCATGAACACTTTTTACTCCTGGTTGTCCCCGGACGTCACGATCAACGTATCCGCCAAGAGAGTTGATTGCATATCCCTGACCATCGAGCCAATCAACTAACCCTTGAAATCTTGGTGCGTATTTTTCATTGACCGATGTACTTGGGCCACTTTTACTACTTATTCTTGTTAATTTGGGTTTTTCTTCCTTGCCGCCTCCACTGCCAACTGCTGCATGAGGTTCCGGACCAGTCATTCCTTGAGGCGCAGGTGCTGATGAACTAGCTGCTCCCCCGCCACCAGCTGCTGGTGCTGCGCCACCAGCACTGCCTGATGCTGGTGCTGCCGCAGATGGTTTCATAAGTGCAGCAGCTCTTTCTGCTTTTTGTTTTTTTCTACGTTCGTTGGTTTCTCTTAGCTGTGCTTCTCTTTGTTCTCTAGCAGTTTGCTGACTTTCGGCGGCTGCAAGATCTGCGGCTTTTTGTGCTGCGGCTTTTTGTTCTTTTGTGGCGTTTGCATCAGCTGCGGTTGCTCGAGCTTTGTCGGCTGCTTCTAATGCTGTTTGAGTTGTAGCTCCGTGTGTTTGTTTTGCTTGAGCTAGGGTTTGTGTTTTTTTCCGTTCAGCATCTCCGGTCATTTTTCCTAACCATTTTGCCGCCGCCAATGCTGCTTCAGCCAATGCAAGATTGGCTTCACTAGCTGTATGTGAAGTTGAAATGTACGTATCCATTCCAAGATTAACCAGTCTTTGCTGTTTTAATTGTGTTTCTCTAACATTGTTTTCTGCTTCAGCGGCCTTCTTGGTTGTAGGATCTTTCAACATGTCCGCACGTTCTTTGGCTGCTTCGGCAAATAGTTTTCCTAAATCTTTGTTGAAATTTTGTTCAGCCAATCTACGTTCTTTGTAGGCTATAAACACATCACCAGCAACACCCATTCCAGTGATGCCTGCCATTGATTCATTGAGTTCTTTGCCAGATTTAGCTTGTGCTTTCATGGCATCGTACATGTCATCATTGGTTCCGTTTACATCTCTTAATGTGTTTACAAGTTGTTGGCCGCCTTCGCCGTATGACATGAAAAACTTTTGATTTTCACTTGATGTTCCAAGAAACCCAGTCAAACTGTCTCTAAGTCCTTTAGCAGATTGTGTGCCATACATCTTTTGTTGCATGATAATGGCATTTTGAATTTGTTCTGCTTTTTTTACACCTTCTTCGCCTTGCGATCGCATGTTGTCCAAGAATGAGCCAAATATGTCTTCGGCCATTGCTTCATCAAGAATTTTTTGTTGTTCTTCTCTATTGGCTCCAGTGATACGTGTGAGCGCATCAGTTTCTGCCACATATTTCATTACCGCAGTACTGCTGGTATCCATTTGTGCTTTGGTGCCAGCTGTGAGCAATCTTTGTTGTTTAATATAGGCCATGGCTGCTTGGGATTGCGCTTCTCTATCCAAGCCCATTTGCTCCATTTGAACCCGTTGATCTTTGCTCAATGATGACATTGTGTTTTCAAAGATCTTGCGGCCTTTGTTTACTGATCCTCCAAACATGGCAAGATCACTGGCATTTTCGTTAACAAGTTTGATGTAGGCACCAAACTTTTCTGTGCCCATGCCAACTTTTTGCAAGCTGTCAAACACATCCTGCATGCCGCCTGCACCTGCGGCACCTGCCTTGGCCATGTCTTGATAGGCTTTGTATATCTCGTCAGTTTGTTCGGCAATCAACTTACCAGACTTGATCAACTCACTGGTTAGCAATCCTATACCAGCAACTAGACCTTTGACTAGTGGACCACCTGGTACCAACAGCGCCAAAAATACGCCAGCATATTTGGCTGCTTCGCCCATGGCATCAATAGAAGCAGCAGCGGCTTTATTGGCACTGCTACCTTTGTATACTTCTTTCTGGTAGTTTACAAAAACTCCGGCTAACGCTTTGGCTGCTTCAGACGCTGCATCCATTTTGGCAGCAAATTTAGAAGCAGCTTCTTTGGCATCTTTGTCCGCTTGGGTCGCTTTGAGTTGCTCTGCACTTTGGCCGTAAAGCATGCCAGAAAATTGACTCAATGCATTTGTAGCATTGGTTAATTCTTCGGCTAATCGTCTTGATTCTTCTTCTGTTGCAGCCATCTGTTATCACCTATAAGTAGAAGTATATTTATAGGTGCAAATATGACCCAAACTGCGAACCCGTTAAAATCTTTTTTCCGACAACCTGCCATTTACATTCGACTGCCCAGTGACGGGCAATTTTGGCCCAACGGAGCGGTTGACGTTCCGGTCAATCGAGAACTGCCAGTGTTGCCCATGACTGCCATGGATGAAATTACCTATCGCACACCTGATGCACTTTTTAACGGAGCAGCCATAGTGACTGTGATACAAAGTTGCATGCCAAACATCAAGAATGCCTGGCACACACCCAATTGCGATCTAAATGCCATCCTCACTGCTATTCGCATTGCCAGTTACGGAAAGGCCATGCCACTTTCCACTGAATGTCCGGCTTGCAATGAAATCACTGATGTTGAAGTAGATTTACAGGCTGTACTATCAAAACTTGGCATGAGTGACTATGCAGAAACTGTCAAACACGGCGATCTTGAAATTTATTTTACCCCAATGGATTACAAGAACCAAACTGACGTTAACCTGCTGCAATTTGAGCAACAGCGCATTCTCAATCAGTTGCCCAATGCCGACATGTCTGACGAAGAAAAATCCAAACGCATGAATCTTGCAGTGACAGCCATTACAGAAATCACAATAAAAGCAATCAAAAACAGCATCAAGAGCATACGCACTCCACAGGCACTGGTCACTGAGCCTGAGTTTATTGAAGAATTTTTGAAAAATTGTGATCGAAACTTGTATATAAAAATTAGAGATCATGCAATCAAACTGCGGGTAAATGATGACTTCAAACCCATTGATATGCAATGCCCTGAATGCCAACATGTATATCAACAACAGTTCACATTGGATACAGCGACTTTTTTCGACAACGCCTCCTGACCGCTGACCCTGAACAGATTGCTAACATAATTGAGAGTATGGAGCAGGAGGCCAAGTCAATTCGTGAAGAAAGTTTCAAATTGGCTTGGTACATGCGTGGCGGTATAACCTACGATCAAGTGCTGTTGCTCAGCAGCAGCGAACGTTCAATGATTTCTGAACTGGCCAAAGACAACATGGAAACAACTAAAAAATCTGGATTGCCTTTCTTCTAATGGACTTAGATACAGTCAAACAAGATATTGAAAACTGGATTGTGAACTTTGTAGAAGTTCCACATCCTGCTCTTGGCGGCTGGGCACCGTGTCCATACGCACGGTCAGCAAGAATGAAAAAAAGCTACGATGTGCATGTTGGAGTTGATCCCTACTTTGATCTTAAAAATCGAGCACGATGGGGCATGGGCAACAAAGAAGTTATTATCTATGCTTACGATCCTGTGGAATGGCCATACGAATTATTCAGTGACAGTTTGAAAAATGCCAATCGTGAACATTTGTTACACAACAATATCCTTGCACTAGAAGATCATCCCGCAGACGTCGAAATGGTCAACGGCGTGTGCATGAACCAAGGCAAGTATGCGCTGGCGCTAGTGCAAAGTCTCAGCGACCTAAACACTAAAGCCAAGCTCATGGCCGAAAAAGGTTTCTATCACAACTGGCCAGAAGAATACTTGCAAGGGCTGTTTGAACATCGTGAAGATCCAAGATGAGTTACCAGTTTGCCAGAATTGATCTCAGCCAAACCAACTACACGCCAAGTGTGAAGTGGGAGTACTTGCATGAGCCCAACATCAAACAGCTAAACTCTATCTATCGAGACTATTGCAAATACAAACATTTTGCGTCAGTGATGCCTATATTTGACTGTCGTTACACAGACCCAATGACAGATGTAATAGGATACTACGATCAAGATCGGTTGGTTGCATTCAGTTTGATCCGACGATATGATGATCATAACGCACTGTGCGATCAATTTGCATGGAACTACAACAATCCTAAGTTGAGATTGGGAATTGAAACAATGA